TTGTTAAATTTGACGAAGAATCCACAACTTATATGAATGACGTTGGTGTTGACCACAGTAGCGTCATTACAGTTTATTTTCACCATCGGAGACTCACAGAGGATCAAGACTTGTTTGTTCGGGAGGGTGACTTTGTTTTATATGGTGATACATACTATGAGATGACCAAGATTGAAGAGCCTCGTAAATTGTTTGGTCAAGTAGGTCACACCTTTGAGGTTGTGGCGACATGTAAACGAGCCAGAAAGGGACTATTCGATGCTACCTGATGATTTTGACTTTGCTATGCTTCCCACTGGATCGGGAGATTATAATTTAGAAGAAGTGGGAATGCTTGCGTCTACTATAGAAGATATAGATTACTCCTTGGTATCTTGGCTCAAAGAAGATCTAGATCTTTCCACAATAACAAACGAAGGCTTTAAAAAGGTTCCAGTTCTGTGGCAGGTACCAGAAAGATCGTTCCAAGTTAAGCATTCTAAAGATTTAAGAGATGGAAAGAATATTGTGCTTCCTGTTCTTAGTGTAGAGCGAACAGGTATCGCCAAAGATCCGAGTCGCAAGGGGTCCTTTCAAGCACAGATTTACTCCCCGGATAGGAATGGTCGGGCCGGCCGTTTTGTAATAGCTCGAAGAATCGTTCCCGATAAGACACGAAATTTCGCCGTTGCCGCAGGAACTAGAACAAACACAGGCGGAACAAAGCAGCGATATTACCCAAGAGTCAACCAGAAGGTGGTGATTCAAACTCTCTCTATTCCCATCCCAGTTTACATAAGCGTGGATTATAAGATTAGTATTAAGACAGAATACCAGCAACAGATGAATGATCTGATTGCTCCTTTTATTGCCAGACCAGGCCAGATTAACTCTTTTATCTTACAAAGAAATAATCATCGTTACGAGGCCTTTGTACAACAGAGTTTTACACATAATAACAATATAGCTTCCCTTGGAGATGACGAGCGTCAATTTACTACCGAGATTACTGTGAATATTTTAGGATACTTGATCGGAGAGGGCACTAATGATGATCGCCCAATCGTTCGAATTGATGAAAATGCAGTTGAATACCAATTCCCACAAGAATCAGTTGTCCCAGCAGGAAACTTTAACTTGTGGGGAAAAGATTAGTTCAGGAACTGGAATATCAAAAGTTGCCTATCCTTTTGGGATTGAAAATACTATTTAAAGTATGATTAGGCATCAAATACGCTTGCTTTTCAAAAGAGGAACCATAATATGTCAGTAAAAAGCTTTAAGTTTGTATCTCCTGGGGTGTTTATCAACGAAATTGATAACTCTTTCGTTCCCAGAACACCAACAGCACAAGGACCCGTTATAATCGGACGTTCTACCCGCGGACCTGCAATGCAGCCCGTCACCGTTGAATCTTATTCAGATTTTGTCAATATGTTTGGAGATACCGTCCCCGGTAAGGCCGGCGGCGACATCTATCGTGATGGAAACTACCAATCACCCATGTACGGAACGTATGCAGCCAAGGCTTTCATGCGCGCTAACGTAGCCCCCGTAACATATATCCGACTTCTCGGACAACAGACCACAACCAACAACGGCTCAACCGGCCGCGCAGGCTGGGGCACCACCGGTGTACCTAAAAATAGCGCTACTGTTGGTGGCGGATCTTATGGGCTTTTCCTGTTTCCAAGCGGCACCAACCCGGCCACTAGCTTCATCGGCGATAACGGTGGGCAACTAGCTGCCATCTGGTATGTACAGAGTGGCTCTGTTGCACTACAGGGAACTGTAGCCGGCGGAACTGCTACTACTGCTACCTCCGCATGTACCATGATCGCTAGCGATGCCAACGGCGTATTTAAGGTAGTTATTGATGGCGCTATCCAAGGTGAAAAAACTATCAGCTTTAACTTTGATGATGATACTGATCTCTTCGCTCGTAAGCGCTTCAACACTAATCCACAATTAACTAGCACCCAGGGTGCATTCTATGCTTCTGCTTCACACGAAGACTACTGGCTTGGTGAAACATTTGAGCAAGAACTTCGTGAAAGAAGTCTCACCGGCGGTTCACAAATTTTTGGAGTTGTTGTCGGACTCGGTTCAGGATCTGCCGCAGGAGGTACCTATGCGGCCTCTGACCGTGCGATAGGCCCCGACCGCATGCTCAATATCCCTTCTCAAGAGGCTGTCGCAGGATGGTTTGTTGGTCAGGACCTGGGTACTGCCGCATCGTTTTCTGCCCCAAGTGCTCAAAAGTTGTTCCGTCTTATTGGACGAGGACATGGCGAATGGCTACAGAAGAACATCAAAGTTTCTATAGAGAAAATTCGTCAGTCATCTAACTCGACTTCAGAATACGGAACCTTCTCACTCGTTTTGCGCTCTCTCCTAGATACTGATAATTCGGTTGTGGTTATTGAGCGGTTTGATAACCTTACTTTAGACCCCACTTCTCCGAACTATATCGCACGGAAGATTGGTACCCAATATCAAGAATGGAACGCTACGACTCGAAGCCTTAAGACTTACGGAGATTATCCAAACCTTTCCAAGTTTGTTCGCGTAGAAATGGATTCAGCAATTGCTGACGGTGCTAGCGGCCTTGAGACTCTGTTGCCGTTCGGCTACTTTGGTCCTCCTAAATTCCGCGATGTTGCTGCGGTTAATGCACATAGTGCCTCTGCAGCCACATCAGTAATTACCTCTATTTTGGCTCTTGGTGGTAATACACCCGGGGTGACGCGCGAACTCGGCCGTATGGACATCAGTTCATCATATTCCGCGCTCGCAACGCTTTCCTGCTCGTTTAACTTCCCAGAAGTACGCCTGCGTAACAGTGCATCGGACGGAGGACTTTCTGACCCAACTAACGCCTACTTCGGTATGGAAGTAACTCGAACAGCCACAAGTACAACTCCCGACAAGAGTGTTGCAGATCCACACCGCCTATGGTACGCTTCATTGGGTACTGCGGCCGGGATCCCCGTTGATCCAACCGCGGCATCTTATAATACCACTACTTCTGTCATCGAAGGGTATTCATATGTCTTTACAATGGACAATGTTCGAACTGGCTCGACTGGTGGCTATTACTATTCTTCCGGCTCTCGAAAGACCGGCCAGAGTATTAGTGCGGCCGGCACTAACACATACGAAACACTCCTGAATGCAGGATATGATCGTTTCACTGCACCTTTCTGGGGTGGTTTTGACGGGTTCGACATTACGAAACCTGATCCACTCTATAACAAGGGTATTACTGATATCAGCACCCCTACAGAAGATAATTCTTATGCTTATCACACATTCAAGCGAGCAATTGACACTGTAGCTGACCCAGAATACATCAACATGAATCTCCTCTCCGTCCCTGGATTGACTGTAGATTCGTTGACTGGTCATGCAATCAATGTTTGCGAAGAGCGCGCCGATTCCTTGGCTGTAGTTGACTTGGCTAGTGTTTACTTGCCAAACCACGAACAGTATGAGTCTGATGCCTCTAGCCGAATTGGAACAACCCCATCGCAGGCCGCAAATAGTCTGCGCGCTCGCCGGATCGATTCTAGTTACGGTTGTACCTTCTATCCATGGGTTCAGACCCGTGATGAAGCCACCGGACAACTTGTGTGGATCCCGCCATCTGTCGCAATGATGGGTGTTTTGGCAAGTTCTGAAAAAGCCTCACAGCTTTGGTATGCCCCCGCCGGCTTCAACCGCGGCGGCCTTACTGACGGCGCCGCAGGCATCCCAATTACAAGTGTGACCGAACGATTGGTTTCAAAGGATCGTGATCTTCTTTATGAGGCATCTATCAACCCAATTGCTTCTTTCCCATCTACTGGCATCGTGGTCTTCGGACAAAAGACTCTTCAAGAGCGCCAATCTGCGCTTGATCGCATCAATGTTCGCCGACTGGTTATCTACTTGAAGAAGCAGATCTCCGTTCTATCCACCCAGGTGTTATTTGATCAAAACGTCCAATCTACTTGGAACCGTTTCAAGTCACTTATCGAGCCTTTCTTGGCAAATGTTAAGGTTCAGTATGGTATTACTGACTATAAGTTGATTCTGGATGAGTCTACTACAACCCCTGATCTTGTTGATCAGAATATCATGTATGCCAAAATCATGATTAAGCCCGCTAGGGCAATCGAATACATCGCGATTGATTTCGTGATCGCATCTACGGGTGCATCTTTTGAAGACTAAAAAAGATAATAACACTATTTACAATTATAAGGAGTAACACAGTATGGCATTCTGGTCTGAAAATTTCGCTGAAGGGGCATTATTAGAGCCCAAAAGAGCATTTAGGTTTAAGGTCGAATTTACAGGTCTAGATTCTTCCAAGAACGGAGGTACCTCAATCGCATGGTGGGCTAAGACGGCATCAAAGCCATCTTTTGCAATTAGTGCGGCTGAACACAAGTATCTTAATCATACTTTCTGGTACCCTGGATCTGTTACTTGGAATGATGTTGCTATCACCTTAGTCGATCCGACTAGTCCGGATATGGCTGGTACACTGGCCTCTATCGTAGAGGCTGCTGGCTATTCCCCACCCGCCAACGCCAACGATCTGACTTCAATGTCCAAGGCTCGTTCGGCGAATGCGCTAGGTAGTGTAATAGTTACTCAAGTCGATGCTGATGGCAACGAATTAGAGAAATGGACTCTGTGGAACGCATTTATCACAGAGCTTAAGTTTGGCGACCTTACATATGGAGAAGATGCTTTGACAGAACTTAGCGTCACCCTCAAATATGATTGGGCGCGCCTGGAAACACTTGGCGCCGATGGTTCAATTGCAACCGCAGCCTCCGGCGAAAAAGAAATGTTTAACGTTTAA